AAAATATGATGCCGCACGTGCTAAAGCAACCAAAAACAAAATCGAACTAGCGAAGGTATAAATCATGCCACAAATTTTTGATATTCAAGGCGCTCCACTAGAGTTGCTTGATGTAGGTGAATTAGCTTTAATTCATTCAAATTACAAGCCAGTTGATAAATGGCTTTTAGATAAGCTTTTCCCTAATCGCCCATTGTTCGAGCGTAAGGATGTGCCTTTAGCGGAAATCTCATCTGATCACGACCTTGCACCATTAGTCTCTCCTAAAAATGCTGGTAAAGCTTTTGATACTAATCAATCAGGTGAAGTGCGTTATGTAAAACCAGCATATTACAAGCCTAAAAATCAGGTGACACCAGCAGATACTTTTGAAATTGCATTGTTGGAGCGTTTGCGCTCATCAGGGATTATTTCAACTGGAAGTCAGTCATTGTCATACCAAGAAAAGATGATTCTTGCGCAGATTGCAACAATGAAGCGCAATCATGATGCGATTGATAATTCGGTTATCTTAATGGCAGTGGATTTACTGAAAACAGGAAAATACACATTGCAATCAGATGACTATGAGCACAACGAAGTAGACTTTAAGCGTACTGCCGCGCTGAATTACGTACCATCAACTCTTTGGAATGATAATGGTGCAGCACCTGTCGATGATATTCGACGTATGCTTGAGCGCCAATTAGAAGCAGATGGTGGTGAAGCGGAAGTGGCACTGATGTCAGGCTTAGTATGGCAGTCGCTTTGGAATAATGAAGCATTTAAAAAGGAATTTATCACACCTTATGCGGGTATTACTGTTCCTGTGAATCCAAGTTTTAATGCTAAAAAATCTGCAACCTTTAAGGGTAAATTTGATGGCGTTGAATTCTGGACCTATGACGAAACTTACCGCCATAAAGGGCAAGTAAAGCGTTTAATCCCGAAAGATTATTTTGGTTTGGTTTCAGACACAAATGGTTCTATTGCTCATTGTGCGATTGAGGAAATGAACGGTAGTGTTACTCAGCAGTATTATGACACTCAAGAGTACATTAAAGATCCGCGTGGTATTCAGCTAATGACTGAATCTGCACCGCTTGTTGTGCCATCAAATAAAAACGGTGTCGTTGGTGGTTCAGGGTTCATCACAATTTAAGGATGCAAAAATGATAAAGAAATACATCGCCGTCTGCAGTATCGGTGAGGTACTGCCAGGGCAAGAAATCAAGGGCTTGAGTGATGAACGCATTCAGGCCCTTTTAGCATCTGGTGCTATTGAAGAAGAAAAAGCCCCAGAGCAACCAAAAGATGACGGTACCGCAGCTCAGTTGTCAGCTCTCGAAGCTGAAATCGCAGGGCTTAAGGCGAGTGAGTCAAAACTCTTAGCAGAGAATGCGGAAGCAGTTGCTGAAATCGCAGGGCTTAAGGCGAAAGTGGAAGAGTTGGAAAAGGCAACCCCTGCTGAAAACAAGCCAGCTACAAAACCTAAAGAACAAACTAAGTAGGTGATCTATGTCTATGTATGCCACACGTGAAGATATGGTTGTGCGTTTTGGTGAGGTAAGTATTACTCAACTTGAGCGTGGTTTATCAAAAGATGAGTCTGTTGATTCAGCAATTAAGGATGCATCAGATATCGCAGATGGATACATAGGCAAAGAATACAAAATCCCTCTACCTAGTGTTCCTCAAAACCTGAAAATCATCATCTGCGACATGGCTCGATATTTTCTTTATCGAAATAAAGCACCTGATGAAGTGCGTACACGTTATGAAGATGCGATTGCATTTTTAAAGCGAATTTCAGAAGGCAAAGCAGTGTTAACAATTGCCAAAACCAATGAAGAAGGTGAAGAAGAGACTGCGACTGTAGATACATCACCTAAGACAATGCCTATTGGTTCTACGTATAGGGGAGGTGTGTTTGCTGACAGTGTTTTGGATAATATGCCGAGTATCTAGTTATGGTTGATTCAATTCAAATACATGGGCACGAAAAGTTGCAGCGGGTTATGCAACGTGTTCTTGATCGTGTGGAGGATCCTTCGAAGCTTTGGTATGACATTTCAGACATTATTGTTATCAATACTCAAGGAAGAATTCAAACTGGTATTGGTACTGATGATAAACCTTGGAAAAAGTCATGGCGAGTAAAGCTTAAAGGTGGGCAAACGCTTCGTGACACTGGGCGATTACACAACTCTATTTTTGCCAAAGTTCAGGGCAATAAAATCACCATTGGGACAAATGTTGTATATGCACCAATTCTGCATTTTGGTGGAACGATCAAACCGAAGAATGGGAAATATTTAACATTTAGAACACTTAAAGGTGGATGGGTAAAAGTCAAAGCAGTCTATATCCCTCCACGTCCCTATATGGGTATTTCAGTAGATGATTCACAAGAAATTCTCTTCGAAATTGAAGAATATTTATACGAGGTTTTAACAGATGCAAAACATTGATAATTATTTTGCACTCGAAGATGACATTTTAAAGCGAATCAAAGCGGAAATTCCTGAAGTTGGGGAGGTTGTAACGCCATTTGATGTTGACGATCTATTCCAGTCTATTGTTGGTGATGTAGGGATAGGAATTATTTATGTCGGCGATCGTGTAGCTGATACAACAGGTGATGGAAAGGTAAATGTGATTTACCAGCAGTGGCTTATTGCACTTGGTGTTTCGGATGCGTCAGCTCAACTCAGTGAAACAATGTCTATTCGTCAATTGGCTGAGCCTTACATTAGGAAAATACTTGGAGCAATGCAGGGCTATCAGCCTAAAATCGTAGGATATAAGCGTTTTATACGTGTTGATGCAGGCATACCTGTAGGTAAAACCGTAGAAACAGGAAGAGCTTTTTTTCCATTTTTATTTGAATCTCAAATGATTAAATCATGGTGATTATGAAAACATATAAAGCATTACAACCCGTAGGTCGTTTTAGTGAAGGCGACGTCGTGGGAGGTCTGACAGATGATCAGATTAAACAATTACTAGCAGACAAGATCATTGAAGAAGTGAAAACCTCTGCACAAACGAAACCAAGCAAAGAGGTCAAAACAGATGGCTAAAAAATATATTTCGCTGCAAGGTAAATTTTACTTATCTGAAATTACAAATGGTGTTGCAGGTGGTATGCGTCATCTTGGAAACGTACCTGAATTTGAACTTGAAATTACAACAGATCAGGTTGAGCATCAAGAAAGTACATCAGGGCAACGCACAACAGATTTTGTATTAACCAAAACAACAGGTGTTAATTTCAAAGGTCAGCTTGAAGAAGTGGATGAAGCCAATCTTCAATACATCTTGTCGGGTATGAAGTCTGAAGTTGCCAGTGTTACAGTTGAGGATCAGGTACTCGGAACAATTAAGGTTGGTCAGGAAATCAAACTTGATGGCTACAACTTAACTCAAGTTTCTTTCAAAACTGGATCAACCACGATCGCATCTGACAAATACACACTTGATGCTGTATTTGGTACGGTTACTTTCAATGAGTTAATTGCAGATCCAGTAACAGCCAGCTTTACTACTGGTGCGGTGAGTCATACAACGATTGCAAGCGAATTCAATAAAGAATACGAACTGTTCTTTAAAGGAATTAATACTGCAACAGGTGACAATATTGCTGTACGTTTATGGCGTACTAAAAAATCACCTGAAACCACTTTCCCATTGATCCATGAAGAACTAGGTCAATATGAAATCTCAGGACAAGCACTTTCAGACACAGAAAAAGGCTTAGATCCAACACTTGGTTTATATGGCCATGTTGTGACAATTCCAGCATCATAATTAAGACAACAGGCACAGATGACGCATAAGCGTCTTTTTTTGTGCCTGTGTTTTGAGTACAGAAAATGAATGACTTCTTTTATGTGTCAAATAGCAAATTGAGTGTAGAGATAAACGAAACGCAGATATTTGTACGCCAATTCCAAATGAAAGAAATTAATCAGTTTGTATCTATGGCTAATCCGATTCGACAAGAGTTAAGTTCTGGTATTGATCATGTGATTAAACAATATTTAATCTATAGCTTGAGTTTGGTTTCAATGTTGAGTGATTTGAATATTGAGCTTGCAACCAAATTGTTGGATAGCGACTATGATAAATTTAAAGAATTATTAGAAAAGGTTATTGAAGTAAATTCAGCATTTTTTAATGAAAAAGTTAAGGAATCCGAAAAAGAATCAAACGACACTTGGTTTGATATTCTTCAGCATTTAGTAAAAGCAGGCCATCGTCCCGATGATGTTATGAATATGACTTATGGTGCATTTATTGGATTCTGCAAAGCGATTAATAAGCAATGTATAAATGATGTGATTAATACAGCAAATATCACACGTACAGCACACCATGCAGACAATAATTCATTTAAAAAGTTCACTAGTGAAATGAAATCAAAGACTAATTCACGTTGATCATTAGAATGTATTTGATTATTCTTAAATCATAACGATTTGAGAATAACTTCATGAAAAACATAATTCTTGCTTTAATTTTGGCACTACCTGTTATTACTTCCGCTACACCAGTGAAATCAATTCGTACAAGTTTTGATTTTATTGAAGTTGGAAATCAAGAGTCGCAGGTCAGAAGTAAATTAGGTAGAGCACAATCCACTGATTATTATGTAATTCGAGATAGCAACGATCGTCCACGAGAAGCAACTGATTTAACCTATGTTGTAGATGGTGAAAAGTATATCGTGACCATCGTAAATGGTGTGGTTTATAAAATTGAATGGGTGCGATGATTATGAGTCATACAGTTGAATGTCTGGTTTGTGGGCATATTGGAAAAACTAAAACTAAAGGAAGTTTACTTATAACCATAGTGTTGCTTTTTTTTGGTATTCTTCCTGGTTTGTTTTATGAAATTTGGAGACGATCAGGCGGTAAGGTTTGTAGTGCTTGTGGTAGTCAAAATGTACGCCTATACGTACCAAAACCTATAATTCAGGAAGTTAAGCCTACCGAAAAAGTTGAGCAACCTAAATTTAATCAAACAAAATTGGTGTCTAATGATGGTATGGCATATAACGCGGGACACAGAACACAATTAGATGCGAATGGAATAGAGCAGATTAATTGTAAATACTGTAAAGAGCTGATCAGATTTGACGCTTTGAAATGCAAACATTGCGGAAGCATGCTAAATGAATAATACCTTGATAAAATAAATAAGGTGATTTTATGGAGCTTTCTTTTAGTTTTGAAGAAGAAAATAGGATTGATGAAGTTAACTTTTTCCCAATCTCTAAATGGATTATGAAAGAGTTTTCTCAAGAAAATAAGGATTACATTACCAATAAGGTTGGAGACTGGTCTTTTTTTAAAAGATACGAGGAATTCGGTTTAGATAAACTAGAACTTCTAGAGTTTTTACAAGATTCCTTTCAAGGACAAAAAGATAAGCATATTCAAGATATTGTACTTGATAAGTTAAAGGAAATTGCACCTAAAGAATTTGGTTGTGATCCTGAGTTATATGCCACAAGTAAGTATTATCGAACTTGGTTTACCCTTAGAGAGAGTTTCTTCAAGCAGATGGATGAGCAGTTTGAGCAGTTAGATAGACAAGAAAATACTAAGTATCTAATGTGGATTACTGTTTTAGATAATTACACACCCCATGAATGTGAAAAACTAAATAATCGTATTTTTAATGTTGATGAGAGTTTTAAGGTTATTGCAAACCTGCATTGGGGTGAGGTTCATGAGTTTTGTAGATGTGATCTACGTGTTATGAATGAAAGAATGCTTGCTAAACGAAATTTAAAAGCACCTTAGGGTGCTTTTTTAGTGTCCGTTATTTTTTAGTAATTGTTATTTCACTACCATGCTCGGCTAATTTCTCAGCCAAAACAGATAGAAGCAGTTCGGTTTCTATGTATTTAAGTGACGTATATGTAGTTGCAAAGCTTTTATCCAAACGAGCAACAATATCCGCATTTATTGATCGATTATGTTCTTTAGCTGATTCTGCTATCCGTTCTTTTAATTCAGGTGGCAATCGTAGGTTATATGGTACGCCAAGATGTTTAGCCATAATTCATGTCCGTAAAATATCTATTGACATAGTACCAAGTGGACATATATATTTGCAATATGTCCAGTGGACATTTTAAAAAATAAAACGCCCCAAACAAACTTGCAGGAATGTGGGGCGAGTTATCAACCACTATGAGGTAATTGATATGTCAAATATAACACAAATTAATGATATTCAAGTATCAATCATTAATTTCAAAGCTATTCCTGTTATTACGACCGAAATGATGGCAGGCTTTTATGGCACGGAATCCAAGCATATTCAAAATAACTTTCTCCGAAACACTAAAAGATTTATTGAGGGAAAGCATTTTTTTAAGATTGCAGGTCAAGAACTGAAAGACTTTAAGAACCAACCATCTTTAAGAGGGTTGGTTGATAAACGGGTTGCTCATCTAACCTTATGGACAGAACGTGGTGCAGCACGACACGCCAAAATGCTTGACACTGACCAAGCATGGGGTATCTTTGAGCAATTAGAGGATTGCTATTTTCATCGTCAAGAGATTTTAGCTAAAACCCACAAATCCGAACGCACACCATTACACGATGCTCATTCTTTACTGGTAGCTAAAACAAAACACTTAAACTCAAGCGAAGCATGGAAAATCATTCATCAACGCTTTAATGTAGATCATATAGATGAGATTCCATACGATGCCATTCCAGTAGCGGTTGAATATGTTCATCATTTGATTGCTATGTATAGTCGGGCAGATAAACAAGGTTCATTGTTTGATAAGGAGACTTATGAACTGATTAGGGAGTTTGCTGAGGCTGTCCTAAGCCAAAACTTTATGATGCAAGATGTTTGGAGAGCACTCATGTTAATTAACCAAAAAGACATGATGTACTATTCACAATATGTACTAAAATCCAATGATCTAGCGCGAAAAGTAAGTGTTGAATTTGACTTCAAAACAAAACGGGGCTTACCACTCGTAAGTCCAGATTTACGATCAATCAATTTTTTAGGTGGATGCCGAATGGGAACTAACCCAAAATGGTTTAATGCTCCTGCTTGGTAAAACGTAAACCACCGAAAGGTGGTTTTTTAATGTCCGCAATGCGCCCTTAGGCGCTTTTTTTATGCCTGAGGAAAAATAATATGAGTAACAACTTAACTTTTAAATTAATCCTTGATGGCGATAACAAAGGTTTAGTTAGTGCAACAAAACAATCTCAGGAAGTCACAACTAAAGTCTTTGAAACGATTAGGAACGAAGCCGAAAAGTTAAAGCAAGCAAGTTCAGACACAGCACAAGCTCTTGGAAATATTGTTCCTGAAAAAAGCAAAGCATTAGCAGATGGACTTACTAAATCTTTAAGCGCTGCAACACAAATCATTCGTGATGCAGGTGATGATGCAAAAAGTGCTGCAAACAACTTTACGGATTTTGGTAATAAATCCGTCAAAGCTCTTGCTATTTTAAAAACAGATTTAGACACGGCTAAGAAAAAACTCGAAGCATTTTCAAAAACTAAAGCTTCACCAGCCGATATTGAAATCGCACAGAAACAAGTTGATCAGCTTGAGAAAGAAGTTCAACAGGCAGAGGGTGCATTTAATGAATTTCACGCTGAAGTAGGTAAAGCTAACACCAATTTAAAAAACACAAGCACATCTGCCGAAACAGCACAAAGAGGATTGAATGGCGCAAAGTTCGCCGTTAATGCTCTTGTTGGAGCCATGGCAGCGCTTGGCGTTGGTCTAGGAATTAGAGAGCTTGCTCAAGCGGCAGATTCATATACAAATTTATCTGCTCGAATCAACATCGCAACGAAGGATGGTGGAAACTTCACATCTGCTATGGCAGGTATTCACCAAGTTGCGCTTAGTACAAATAGTAGTTTGGAGGCAACAGGTAGTTTATTTACACGACTAAATACAGTCGGTAAAGAAATGGGAATGACGCAACAGCAAGCGTTAGATCTCACAAAAACTGTAACTCAAGCGATTCAAGTCGGTGGCGGTTCAGCTCAAGCCAGTGAAGCGGCAGTTCAGCAATTTATACAGGCCATGCAGGGCGGGACTCTTAGGGGGGAAGAGTTTAATAGCATCATGGAGAATGGCTATGGCTTAGCAGAAGCTTTAGCTAAAGGTTTGGGTGTCACTACAGGTGAACTCAGAAAGATGGCTGAAAATGGTGAATTATCATCAGAGCGAGTCATTAAAGCAATCAGCAGTCAGGCTGAATCTGTTCAAGCGACCTATAGCCAATTTCCATTAACCATTGGTCAAGCACTCCAAAAGATTACTACGAGCTGGGAAATTCTGATTGGGAAAATGGATCAGTCCAACGGGGCTTCAGCAACAGTCGCTCAATGGCTTTCCATGCTTGCTGATAATATTTCGGAACTACAGGTATTTATTGATGATATAGGTGAAGGTTTTGTTTGGATTGGTGACAAATTACAAAACATAGATCCATCCATAATTAATGCACTTAAATCAACTCTTAGTGAAGCGTACGACACTGTAAAATCGTTAATTTCAAATGTAGCAACACTGGGTGAAACTATTTGGAGTGCTTTTACCACTGCGCTTGATAGTGTTTCTCCACTTTTTGCAGCTTTGTTAAGCGGTAAAGATGATGTAAGTGGATTAGAAGTTGCCTTAAATGTTTTGAAAATGGCATTTGCTGGGATTTCTGATGTAGCGACTGGATTTAACATTGGTTTAAAGCTTCTTTTATCAGGGATACAGTTTTTGCAGGGAGGGTTGTATGCTCTAAGCTCCCAAGTTCTAGGCTTTTTAGGTTTTGATACCTTAGCTCAACAGGCACAAAATGCCTCTGACCGTATGTTTGCACAAGCTGAGAAAAATGGAAGGGAGGTAGTTAAGCTTGCAAACGAACACAAGTGGGCTGTGGTTGAGACTTACAAAGAAATTGGTAAAACTGAAGAGCAAAGAAATCAAGAAACGATCGAAAATAGCCAAAAAACCTTATCTGAATTAAAAGCGCAAGAAGAGAAACATAGGGCTGATTACAAGGCTATAAGTGATCAACGAATTCTTCTTGAGCAACAACTGCAAGATGCTAAACGCTCAGGCAATCAAGCATCTATCGATCTCGCTCTAAAAGGTTTAGCAGAGCTTGATGTTAAAGAAAAATCTTATCAAACGGAAAGCACTAAACTTACTCAAGCAAAAATTGAAGCAGCGCAGGCAGTTGCGGATGCCACAATTAAATCAGGTGATGCCGCGGGTCAAGCAGCCTTAAAAGTATTAAATGCTAAACTTGCACTTCAAGGACTTAAAGCTGAATTCGATGGCACTGGAAAGGTCATTGTTTCAGCCATGGAGAGTGGAACAAAAGCAACAGATGAACAGGGCAACTCCTTAGCAAATGCAAGAAAAGCAGCACAAGCGCTGGGTTTGGATCTCGATGTCGCTTTAAATAGAGTATCAGAAGGTTTCTCCGCAAATAAAGAGCATTTAGACACTTTTGCCAAAGGGATAACTGATCTTGGAGGTAAAGGAGTTCAGGCAACGGAGGCTATATATCAAGGCTGGGAAAAATGGGCAGGACAAGCAAAAAACTCTGCTGAACTAGATCTAGCAAAAGCCAAGCTTTTAGAGTTTGAGAAGCAAGGTGTATTTTCAGCCAAACAAGTACAGATTGGAATGGAGTATCTTGATCAAGTAAATGGAAAAATT